TCGGCAGTTCGAATCTGCCCCCCTCCACCATTTATTAAAAATTATAGGGGTATAGTTTAATGGTAAAACGAAGGTCTCCAAAACCTTTGATGTGGGTTCGATTCCTACTACCCCTGTCAATATGGCGGCCGTGGCGAAGTGGTTAACGCACCGGATTGTGGCTCCGGCACGCGTGGGTTCGATCCCCACCGGTCGCCCCTTTTTTATTTCATTACATTACATATATATTTTATAAATGGGCCATAGCCAAGCGGTAAGGCATCGGGTTTTGATCCCGTGTACCCTAGGTTCGAATCCTAGTGGCCCAGCCATTTTGCGGAAGTAGTTCAGTGGTAGAACACCACCTTGCCAAGGTGGGGGTCGCGGGTTCGAATCCCGTCTTCCGCTCCAGAAGAGNATTTAGGATGATTTTAGAAATCGTCGATGTGCTTATGAGCGTTGATATAACAGCGTTCGTAAGCATTTTTTATTTAGCGGTGATGGTATAGAAAAACATAGGTTTTTAAAATTCACAACACATTTGCAACACATGTGCAGCACAATTTAATACATATTAACTGCTATACTATCATCTGCTTTACGAAGCTCTTTCATCACATGTGCATATCGTTTATAGGTTATATCTGGGCTGGAATGTCCTAATCTTTCACTTATATAAATAATCGATGCTCCTTTATATATTAATGCGCTGGCATGTGTATGTCGCAATTCGTGAGCAGTGATTTCGTTCTTTATACCTAAACTTTGCAATGTCTTTTTTAGCGATTTGTTAACAGCATTATTGCTTATTACTTTATACTTGGACTGTGAACTGAAAAAGACAAGCCGTTCAATATTGTCAGGCATCTGAATGAACAGCTTTTTAAATTCTTTCATCACTTTTGGATCTATTCCTATTAATCGTGTAGATTGTTCGTTTTTTGTAGGTCCGAAACCTTCAGGCATTTTATGATTGTAACCCCAGACTTTATTTACATTAATGGTATTCGCTTTAAAGTCAAAATCATTTCTAGTTAAGCCGACAAGCTCCTCAAACCTTATCCCGGACACCAGGAGCAGAAGCACTCCATAATAGCTTAATCCAGATCTCAACTTGCTGAATACCTCTTGGTAAAGCTTTTCACTTTCTCCAAACTCTATATATTTATCTTTTTTATTTTTGGGAGGTTTCCCAGTTACTTTCACTTTGGTAGTGAAGTTTACCCGTATTAATTCATCTTCTACAGCATGATCAACTGCTGCTTTAATATGCCCATGTACTTTAGATGTTGTTTCTTTAGCATATTTCTTTCCGATATCATTTAAAAATAATTGGTAGTCGTCCCTGGTAATTTTCTGAATCGTTTTTTCTTCACCAAAATGATCTTTGATATACCTTAGCGTATCTTTATAATGACTTAATGTCTGAGGGGCAATATCAGTTTTGTAAATCGTATACCAATCCTCAAAGTATTTTGCTATTGGTTTAGGTTCAATGCCTATACGTTGCCCAGTGTTCATTTTATATTCGATTTCATCAGCCACTACTTTAGCCTCTTCCCTTGTCCGGAAACCTCCTTTCCGAATTGGGTCATACTTTTTGTTTGTATATCGACTAATAGTATACTGCCATGTTTTTCCTCTTCTTTGAAATGTAGCCATGCTAATCCTCCTTTTAGGAATGTATGTTCTTTTTAAGTGTAAAAATTTTTATGGCTAACCGATTCAACCACCTTTAAAGGGTCAAAATAGATAGTGAATTTATCATAATCAACAGATAGCCCATACTTGTTCTGGTATCTCATTAAAGCCGCCGATAGAAAATCTTCAGTAATACCCAGGTATTCAGCAAACTCAAATCCATTTTTAATATTTTGCTGGTGAGCTTGTACTATTTTATATAGAGGAACTACTTTTTCATACGCCCAGATCCTGGCTCGCAGCTCCTGTTTTCTGTTGGACAAGTTTGTTTGGTCTGTTATATTCCCAACTGAAGTGTGGTAATGACCTAATTCCTCTGAAAGAACAGAAGCTTTTTTGGCAGAAGAATTCAGAAGTGATTTATTGAGCCAGATGATATTATTGCCGTACAACCCTTTAATTCTCCCTTTCATCTGTGTTTCATAAACATCTATACTATTTCTGTAAGCGTGATTTAATAGACACTCGTACATGAATCTACTCCTTTTTATTCCTTTTTGAGCGCATGAATTCTTTAAATCTTTCTAGTTCTTCAAGTTCCTCATCAGTCCAAGCCTCGCCGTCATGGTGGGCTGCGATGGTTTCATACTCTACGAAATCTTCAGCTACTGTGCTAGTAGGTATAGAGTTATCGCACAAAGGTGGTTCCTGACGAGATAGAGCTTTAGTAAGACTAACTTTATTTATTTCAAGAGCTTCGGCTATAATTTCTACAGCTTTATAATCTTCCATGCCGGGGATGATTCTATCGAGCGCTTGGAGATACGTAAGCTTTAGTCCTGTGTTAACTGCTAAATCTTCATATTTCCAATTTTTCGCACTTAGCTCATTTTCGACAATTGATTTTAGGGATCTTCCTAAAAGGTAATCAGTAGTTACATTAAAGTAATCAGCTACTTTTTCCAGTTTATCGGTAGACGGTTTATTCTTTTTCCATGAATACATTGAGTTTCTACCGAATCCGACCTTTTCTTCTAATTCAGTTATTGTTATTCCTCGACTTTTACAAAGTTTTTTAACCTTATCAAATATAGTCATATCAACCATCCTTGGAGCTCACAGGAATAAATTAAAGAATTCTTTAATTAAAATTATTGACTTCTATAAAGTTCTTTAATATACTCTAAGTAAGCTATTTATTCAGCAAAAAAAGACAACAAAAAATACGACATATCTAAATACATTTTTAACGCTGGGGAGCTTTCAAAAATGTGATATTACAGGCTTTTTAAAGTCTTATTTAGCTATGTCTATATTCTACAAACTTCTTTAATTTTTGTCAAGATAATATGCTGATATTTAGTTAATTCTTTAATAATTTGCGCTGTGGCACCGAGCCAACGACGGTGCACCTTGTACAGACTTATAGCAAAAACATGGCGGTTGCAACGCCAATACGATGCAAAGGAGATGTAAAGTTGAACTATTCAGAGTTTGGAGCTGAAGCAAGAAAAATCATGCTGATAAAAGGAATTTCTATGGCCGAGCTAGCAAAAGATTTGGGAATATCTCCTTACTATTTAGGTGAAATTCTAAAAGGTACTCGGCCAGGTAAAAAGTACAAAGGAAGAATTTCAGAAATTTTAGAGATGGAAGAGGAGTAGTTACTATGCAGCATCTTACCGTTAATCTTTCTATACCTGTTCCGGACGACCAAGTAGTCATTAGCAGGGTTGAGTTGCAAGAGCTTAAAGATCAATCATTATCTGGAGTATATTGGACCATGAAAGATTTGGAAGAGAAAGTTGGAAGGAAACAGGTCTGGATAAAAGAGAATATATTGTATCCCACTCGTTTCAAAAAGATTCTTGATGTAGAAAACGGCGGTTTTGTTTACTATCCGAGATCAAAAGGACAAATTTGGAGTTTTCAAGCAAACAAGATGGCAGAGTTCTTGGATAAGAATTTCAATCAAATATTCAAAGGAGGTTAACCATGTCACTAACTAATCATTTTTTAACTGAGGACATGCCTCAAGTATTTGAGGAAATTAAGCGGTTTTCAACAGCAAGTGTGAAATGTTTTGACGTAGTTGAAAATGCACAGTTTGAAATGAAAGAAGCCATTTTTACTGAAATGAGTACGGCATATGCAAAGCTTGAAATGCTGCATCGCAAAAAGATCGATGCTGATGTATCAGTAGCTGCTAATGAAGAGATCCGGAGGAACATGTTTTGATGGACAAGCTGGATTTCTACTTCAATGTAATGTTTGCAGCTGCAGCAGGGTTTTTATTTTTAAGTCTTATTCATTATTGAAGGGAGTTTTTACATGGGAGAATTTGCAGATATGTGTTTAGAAAGCGGAATGAGTCAAATATGGTCAGAAGGATTAGAGGTCGATAGTCACATTTCAATAAATCCTGACTATGCTTGTTTAAAGATCACTGCCGGCAAGAGTAAAAAGACCGATCCTTATAAAACAGAGGCCGTGTTAAACCGCACTACGTGGATCGATGGAGAAGGCACTATCCACGAATTGAAAGGCATGGATCGGGAACATCTTCAAAACATCTTATTTTTCATTTATAGAAAGCGAGATCGCTATTGGTTGAACTGCAATAACGTTTCGATTATTGAGAAATTCAAGGACGGTGACGAGTTCTTTCAGCTGGTTATCCGTAGAAGTAACATTTGGCAAGCAATTATCAATGAGTTACAACGTCCAGTAGAGGGTTTCAATTTCGATTTTAAGGTTCCAGGGGAGGAGGCATAAAGGTGGGGGATACCGCGGAATTAGTTTTTGAAGGGTATCTTTGTCAGTGTTGCGGAGCCTTAGTTGATGGAGACGACCCTGGCTATCCAAGAGACTGCGAGGATTGCAATTAACTTGAAGGGAGGTGAACGATAATGCCTAATATTTTACCGGAAAACAAGTTGCTTATGAGGGTGTCACAAGGTAGCGCAACGATCAAAGATGATGAAGGAAAAGAGCGAAAAGTAGAGTTATTTACAACGATACATGGTTCTCCAATTATCCAATTTGATGATAGGACAACGGTTTACTGGGATTGGAGCGAACTGATAGGAACAGCATGGAATACCGCGAAAAGAAAAACCCACTGACGGCAATCAGTGAGCTTAAAAAACACTACGTACCGTTATTGTAGCATATAGCGGTTAAAAATGGGAGGCAAATTTTCAAATGAAAAAGTTTACGTTAACGGAAGAGAAGAAAGAGCATTTTGGGTTAACGCTATACCGTATCAAGGCTATTAGATCATTCGGCAATGTAGATGCGGGAGAATTAGGCGGATGGATTGAAAAAGAATCAAACCTTGCTCACGATACCCTTGCATGGGTATCCGGCAATGCAAGGGTATCCGGCACTGCAGAGGTATCCGGCAATGCAGAGGTAGCCGGCAATGCAAGGGTATTCGGCAATGCAAGGGTATCCGGCAATGCAAGGGTATCCGGCACTGCAGAGGTATCCGGCAATGCAGAGGTAGCCGGCAATGCAAGGGTATTCGGCAATGCAAGGGTATCCGGCAATGCTGCGGTATCCGGCAATGCATGGGTATCATCCCAGAGACATATCGTGTGGTTTTCATCCGTGGGATCCGAGGGCGGAACGCTCACTGCCTTCTTAACTAAATCAAGTGAGATTGAAGTTAAACGTGGTTGTTTTAAGGGGACGCTTGGGGAATTTGAACGTGCTGTGAAAGGTACGCATGGAGAGAACCAATATGCAGAAGAGTATCTCATTTTAGTCGAATTTATCAAAGTTCGATTTAAAGAATTTACGAAGTCGGTTGTAGAGGTAAGCGAATAAACAAAATTTTAGGAGGAATCATTTATGAAAATTGAAGTTAATGTACAAGCACCGGAATTAGTTGAAGCTGTAAATAATCTTGCTGCTGCTATGGGGTCAGCACCAGTTGTTGAAGCACCTGCAAAGAAGGAAGAGCCTGCTAAAAAGGTAGAAGCGAAAGAAGATAAGAAGCAGGAGAAAAAAGAAGAGCCTAAAACATTTAGTCGTGCCAGCTATTACTACCATGAAGAAAGCGACTCGTACCTTGCTTTCAAAAAAGGCGATGAGATACCGACTGAACCAGGGTTTACTGACGCTAAGTCTATCTCTAAAAAAGAATACGACAAAGGTATTGCTGAACAAGAAGCGCCTGATGAAAAAGAGGATTCCGTACCAACTGTTGAAGAAGTTCGTGCGAAAACTGCAGAGACATCTAAGGCTGGTAAACGAGATGAGGTTAAAGACCTTCTTGCCGAGTTTGGCGTCACCGCAATATCTAAGATTCCGGAAGATCAGCGTGCTGACTTTATTGAAAAGTTGGATGAGCTATGAGCCATGCAGAAAGAGCGCATGCCAGGTTAAGCGCCTCCGGTTCCAGCCGGTGGCTTGCTTGCCCAGGCAGCGTAGCACTGGAAAGCAATTATCCAGATACTACTTCTAAGTTTGCGGAAGAAGGTACGGCAGCGCATGAATTATCGGAACTCATCTTGCAGCACAAACTTGGTGAGCTTACCAAAAAGAAGTTCACTGCTCAATTGTCAAAGCACAAGGAAGGCGAGTATTATAGCCAGGGCATGTATGACTACTGTGATGATTACACAGACATTGTGATGGAACGTGTCAATGCTGCAAGGGCAGAGACACCTGATGCCCAGGTCTTACTGGAACAGCGTCTTGATTTTTCAAAGTGGGTTCCGGAAGGATTTGGCACAGGCGATGTCCTTATCATTGCTGATGGAGTAATTGAAGTTATTGACCTTAAATACGGCAAAGGCGTGCCGGTATCAGCTGAGAACAACAGTCAGATGCGCCTGTATGGTCTAGGTGCATTTAATGATTATGACATGCTTTATGGCATTGAAACGGTACGTATGACGATTGTCCAGCCAAGGTTGGACAGTGCTTCAACTGAAGAGCTATCAGCTGATGATTTATTGAAATGGGCTGATGAAGAGGTCAAACCGACTGCGGAAAAAGCAGCAGCCGGCAGTGAGCTATTCGTAGCCGGAGTTCACTGCAAATTTTGTAAAGCACGGGCTGAATGCCGAGTAAGGGCAGAGGCTAACTTAGAGTTAGCACAACACGAATTTAAGGATCCTGCTCTGTTAAGCGCAGGAGAGGTAGCAGAGATATTATCCAAGGCATCCGAATTGAAATCATGGGTGGATGACGTAGAAGGCCATGCCTTATCTCAAGCATATAAGCATGGAGTCACCTACCCTGGATGGAAAGTAGTTGAAGGCAGAAGTAATCGAATCTATTCAGATAGGGAAACCGTTGCAGATCTTCTTATTTTGGAAGGATATAGCGAGGAAGAAATTCATAAGCCGGCTGAACTAAAAGGCATTACTGCTATGCAGGACGCACTTGGCAAAAAGCAGTTTAATTCTATACTGAAAGACTTTATCATCAAGCCGCCAGGCAAACCGAACCTTGCTCCGGAATCAGACAAGCGGCCTGCATTATCTTCTGCAGCAAGTGCAGCAGAAGATTTTAAAGAAGAAGGTGAGTCTTGATGGGGGATATAGCAGATTACCAAGTAGACCAATACACATCAGGAAGATGGGGAACAAAAAACAATTATAAGAGGAGAGATTTCAATTATGGCAGTTACAAATACAGACACTAAGGTTATCACAGGAAAGGTACGTTTAAGCTTTGCAAACATCTGGGAGCCGAAGTCTATCAACGGCGGAGCTGAAAAGTATAGTTCATCTATTCTTATCCCTAAAACGGACAAGAACACGATGAAGAAAATCAAGGCAGCTGTAGAAGCAGCCAAAGAGCTAGGCAAAAATGAGAGATGGGGCGGTAAAATTCCTAAGAACCTTCACACTCCTGTTCGTGATGGTGATGACGAAGCAGACGAGAAAGGCGAGGCTTACGAAGGACATTATTTCCTAAATGCATCGTCTAATAATAAACCAGGCATCGTTGACCGCAACCGGGACGAGATTATTGATACAACGGAAGTGTACAGCGGTTGCTATGTGCGAGTTTCGATTAACTTCTACCCATTCGACACAAACGGCAATAAAGGCATCGCAGTAGGACTTAATAATATACAGAAGTGGGAAGATGGGGACTTCTTAGGCGGTCGCAGCCGTGCAGAAGATGACTTTGACGACCTGCCGGAATTAGATGATGACGAGGAAGTGGACGACTTTTTAAATTAATCAGGGGGAGTTTTTACTCCCTCTTTCTATTAATCTCCTGGAGGTAGATAGCTTGTGGCTACGTTGGCAATCGATGTAGAAACTTATTCCAGTACGAATTTAATCAAAACTGGCGTTTATAAATATGTAGAAGACCCGGACTTTGAAATATTGCTCTTTGCTTATGCTTTTGATGATAATCCGGTAACCGTTATTGACTTAACAGACTTTGAAGATGTTCCTATCAAGGTTATGCAGGCATTAACCCACCCGAACGTTTTAAAGACAGCGTTTAACGCTAACTTTGAAAGAACAACCATTGCAAAACATTTCGGCTTAAATATGGATCCTGTTCAATGGCAGTGCAGTTCCGTTCACGCCTTGATGTTAGGTTTACCTAACTATCTTGATGGTGTGGCCAAAGCGATGAATTTAGATGTAGAAAAGGATCAAAAGGGTAAAAATCTCATTAAATATTTTTCTGTCCCGTGCAAGCCCACCAAAGCAAACGGTGGACGTACAAGAAATTATCCGCATCACGATCCGGAAAAATGGCAGATGTATAAAGAGTATTGCCGGCAGGATGTTGTGGTAGAAAGAGAGATTCGTAAAAAGCTTGCGAAGTTCCCTATCCCTAAACAGGAAAATAAATTATGGCAGGTAGATCAAACCATTAACGATAGAGGCGTCTATTTAGATAAAGAATTAGTACAGCAGGCTATTGCCTGTGATAAGCAGTACCGTCAACGGCTTTTAAAGCGTGCGTCAGAAGTAACTGGATTAAATAATCCGAACAGCCTTCCGCAGCTTAAAAAATGGCTAAAACAAGAGACTGGAGAGGACGTCAAGAGCCTCACAAAAGATACGGTTCCTGGACTGATAGAAAAGGCAGACAATCCGGTTGTTCAGGAAGCGCTTGAGATTCGACAAGAACTTGGCAGAACTTCTGTTACCAAATTTGACAAGATGCGTTTGGTAGTCAACAACGATAACAGAGTACGAGGCATCTTGCAGTTCTATGGTGCGAATCGTACAGGCAGATGGGCGGGGCGGTTGGTGCAAATCCAAAACCTACGTTCAAATAAATTACCGGACTTGTCATTGGCCAGAGATCTTTTAAAACAAGGTGAGTTTGACTTATTAGAGATTCTGTTCGGTGATGTTCCGGACACGTTGTCGCAGCTGTTAAGACCGGCTTTCATTCCGACGCCCGGCAATGTCCTGTATGTATCTGACTTCTCAGCAATCGAGGCGAGAGTGATTGCATGGCTTGCAGATGAGAAATGGCGATTAAAAGTTTTTAAATCACACGGAAAAATCTATGAGGCCTCTGCTTCTACTATGTTTAATGTACCAATAGAGGAAATTGATAAAGGAAGCCCGTTACGTCAAAAAGGAAAAGTTTCAGAGCTGGCACTTGGTTATCAAGGTGGTCCAGGTGCATTAATCCAAATGGGTGCGCTGGATATGGGTATTGAAGAAGATGAACTTCCCGTGCTTGTTAGGGCTTGGCGTGATGCTAATCCAAAAATCAGGCAGTTGTGGTACGACACAGAAGCAAATGCGCTTGCTGCAGTTCGCGGGAAAACTACCGTAACTGGAGCAAAAGGTATCAAATTTATCTATGAATCTGGAACTCTATTTATTCAACTGCCATCCGGCAGGAAGTTAGCTTATGTTCGGCCAAGAATCCAGCCTCATCAGAAGTTTGAAGGAAAGGACGAACTGACCTATGAAGGACCAGGAAGCACCGGGATGGAACGGATAGGCACCTATGGGGGCAAACTGGTGGAGAACATTGTCCAGGCTATTGCAAGAGACTGCCTGGGAGAATCACTTATCAGACTGGAAGAAGCCAGCTATAAGATAGTCATGCACGTTCATGATGAGGCAGTAATAGATGCTCCTAAAAAAGAAGGCAGATTAAAAGAGATTACAGATATCATGGGCCAGCCTGTCAGCTGGGCAAAGGATTTGCCTTTAGCTGCAGATGGCTATGAGACGGATTATTACATTAAAGATTGATTAGGAGGGGTTGCATGACGAATAGGATTTTAAATTTAGCTTTTTATTTAATACTTGTGTATTTAGTTGTGGTTGCCCTCTATATGGCGCATGAAAATAAGAATTTGAGTGACGAAAATGATCGGTTGCAGCAGGAAAACGCTGAATTACTGATTGATTATCATAAGGTATCTATCCAGCGTGATGAAGCAGTAGATGCGTATACGCAGCTTAGTAATAAGCTCATGAAAGAGGACGGTGATTAGATTGAATGAATCTGAAAGCCTCCTATCAGCTGATGAACTGGAATTGTTAAGGAAGCAGGTTGCAGACAGAGAAGCCAAAACAGCTGCTAAAGTAGATAAGCTGCTTACAAAAGAAAGAGATTTAACTGCATCGGATATTAAGTGGCTACTTGGAAAAGAAGTTGACCGGAGACGTATTGCTAAGGCAATGAAAATGTCCATTTCTACACTGGAAAGATACCTGTCCGAGCACGGACTGGTAACGAAAAGTAGAACTAAGATCGAGCCGGAGATAAAGGCAGAAATTAAGAACTTATTAAAAGAAGGAAACCTTACTCGTAAAGAAATCGCAAAAGAGGTCGGAGTCAGTTATAGCACAGTGGCGTATCAGCACAATCAAATGACAGAGGAGTGTGAGAGTATGGCGGAACAAACAGCTAAAGACCTTAATGAACAGATAAGTATTCTAAAACAAGAATTGGAACAGCACCAAAAAGCTATCGGAACTCTGAAAGCAGATAGACAGGGCTTCTATGAGAGACTCCAGCAAGAACAATCTAAAGTAAAAGAGCGAGATAAATTGCTGAAGCAACTAAATAGAGACGTGCAGAGACTTATTCAGGAACGGGATGACCTGCTGGATAACAGTAAGAAAGAAAACCTACAGAAACAGCATGACTTGCTTTTAGAATATATCCGGCTAGGAGGTAGTACGTAATGGGCGCTCATAAGGAAATGTTAGATGCTAAACGTCATCGGCTTAGGGTTTTAAAGCAACATCGTAAGCGTGTGGGAAAAGTGGAAGCGACAAGGATTGATGGTGAAATTGCGGAGATGGAACGCTACCTTAAACGATTCGGATTAAAGGTTATGCAGCCGGCCAGGGTAAAAAATATTGTTATTAATCAAAAAGTTTATCGGGCCATGTTACGAAAGCTAAAAGGCTATGCCGTGAATGAATCTGTACAGGGAGACAAGCTTATTTTAACTTATCGTTCTCCAGATGGGTCTACTCGAGGAAAAGCAGTTCTGTATGACCTGTCTGAACACTTTCCATATAATGCAGATTTTCCGGAGATTGAAATTTAAAGGAGTGTATTCAAATGAAAAAACTGCAGGATGAAATGAAAAAGGAAAATAATCCGTATGTCACTTTAATAGGCAACTATCTGCTGGATCACTTAAAAGAGAATCCGGCAGATGCCAAGAAGCTAGAGGAAAAAGACAAATCAATAAAAGGCAGTCTGGACGCCATGCGGAAAGTTGCTGAAAAGAAGAAAGTCGGTAATATGGCAATGCTGACAGATGCAGAAGGCTTTGCCGTAGTATGTGACTACTTCGGCATTAAGGGCAAGGATGATGCCCCTGTAGTTGTCGGTAGTCAAGAAACAGATCTAGTGATAAACGTGAATCTTGGAGGTAGATGAATTGGAATTTAAAGATCACTTTTCGAAAACTGTCAGTCAGGAATTAATAGATTACGTAAAAAACGTGGTGTTTGAAGAAGATCGCTATCTATTTGTTCGTCGGGAGAAAAAGGTTCAGTACGGCTTTTGCTCTCATTGCCGGCAGGAGTATACAACAAACTATCCGCACGTTAAAGGAGCATTGAAGCACAATCAGCAAACTGTATGCAGTCACTGCCAGTCCTTAGTTACTGTAAAAAGTGCTGGCAGAGGTCGTAAGAATTTATACAATGAAGCTTATGTTGTATGGTACGAGAAATCGCAAATCAATCCGGCTGCAATCGTAGCAGTAGGATTACTTGTAGGTATTCACTTTGATAACTACAAAGGAGAACTTGTATTTGGTACAGTCACATCCTATCTATTTGAGCCAGGCTATAGTGAACAGCGCTTCTATGCCTCCTGGAGGGATAAATGGACTAAATTGAAAAATATCCGATCAGAGATTCCAGGTACCATGCGTTATAAAAAACTCTATGTCTCTTATGACAAGATACGAGATGTGGTTAAAGGTACGCCATTTCAATATAGTACGTGGGAACAGTATAAGGACATATTCGATAGAGAGGATTTAGTCCACTTCTTTGACTTAGCAGCCAGATATGGGTGCATCGAATATCTAACTAAAATTGGTTTCCATTCCTGTGTGAAAGCCAAGATTCAAGGTGATCGGACGTATGGCGCTATTAATTGGAATGGTAAGACGCTGGAAAAAGTCACTAGGCTTTCTAAGGCAGATTTAAAGCAGTTACAAAAAGAAGGTATTGCACCAGAGCCAGCTACGTTGCACTCTTATCATAAATTTAAAAAAGCTGGACACCCTATAAGTTTTGCGCAAGCTTCGTGGTTTGGAATCTTCAACTTTGTTGGAAAGGCTGCAGAACTGGGGGAACCGTTAGGACCTCTCGCTAAATACACTTTGAAGCAGGTGGATAAACAAGATACTAGCCCTCAATCCGTACTATTGGATTTAAGAGACTACTGGCACGAAGCCAGAGACCTTGGGATGGATCTATCTAAAGATAGTGTGAAATGGCCTAACAATTTACGTGATGCGCATATCGCTACTACAAAACGGATGAAGGTAAAAGTGGACGCAGAGCTAAACGCTCAAATTGCCGAACGACTTCCGTATTTAGACCATTATTCCTTTTCGAAAGATGGTCTATTTATCCGACCTGCAGCATCTAGCATTGAACTATTTGAGGAAGGTAAGATACTGCATCATTGTGTTGGACAGTACACTGAACGTTATGCAAAGGGCGAGACAAACATCTTTGTCGTTCGCAGATTAGTTGCTCCAGACATCCCTTTCTACACTGCAGAGATCAGAGACGGAAAGGTATTTCAATGCCGTGGGCACCGTAACCGCGGTCAGACAAAAGAGGTTGCCGAGTTTATGCATAATTTTGCTGCTGAGATGCTACAGCCTAAACGCAAGAGAAGAAAGATACCAGCTTAAATGAAAGGAGAGTAGACAACTATGCTTGAAATTTCCTTTGGTCGTAATCGGTCAGACAAAAACTGGACGACGGACTTCCTGGAGTGGGACGAGTTCATCCATACGCTTGAACTTCGCCGGACAGATGAAACGATGGCCGAATACGACAAACTCTCCAAAGAAAAACAAGGTGCTATTAAGGATGGCCCTGCCTTTGTAGGCGGGCTCATCCGGAGTGGCCGCCGAAAGAAAGTAAATATAGAAAGCCGTTGGCTTATTACACTGGATGCCGATTATGCTGATGACGATTTTATGCTGGATGTCGATTTAATCCTGGGCGGTACCGATTATCTCATCTACAGTACGCACAGTCACCGTGAGGACCGGCAGAAATATCGTCTAGTTATACCTGCAGATAGAGAAATGCAGCTGGACGAGTATGCAGCAGTTAGCCGTAAACTGGCTCAAAATATCGGCATGGATTATTTTGACCATACGACATTTCAAGTTCACCGTTTGATGTATTTCCCCAGTTGTTCTAAAGACGCTGAACCGGCCTTTGAAGTTTTTGAAGGTGATCCTCTTAATGTGGATGACGTGCTGGCTGAATACGTTGACTGGACTGATATTGCTGAATGGCCAAGGCACGAGGAAGAAAGTAAAACACTCGTATTAAATGGAATGAAGCAACAGGATCCTACTGAAAAGCGTGGCGTGGTCGGATTATTCTGTCAGACGTATCCGATTGACGAGGGGATAGAGGAATTTCTATCTGATCAGTATGAACAGGGGTCGATGGAGAATCGGTTCACCTATCTTCATGGATCCTCTGCAAATGGTCTCGAAGTATTTCCTGACCAGGCACTTGCTTACAGTCACCAAGATAGTGATCCTGTTGCAGACGGTCACAGTAAAAATCTATTTGACCTGGTTCGGCTGCATAAGTTTGGCGATATGGACGACAACGTCAAAAAGAATACGCCAAGTATTAAATATCCGTCTTATGCAGCCATGCAGGAATTTATCTACGAGCTTCCAGAGATTAAACGGGCGCTGATGGATAAAAGAGAAGCAAGTATTAATGAAGATTTTGCTAACGAGATAGAAGATGAAGAAGAAATGGATCCGGATGCTTGGAAAGATGAACTGGCTTATACCAAACAAGGAAACTTAGTAGGCAATGCTAAAAATGCGGAGTTGCTTCTATCTAATGGAAGCTTAAAAAGGATCCTGGCGTATGATGATTTTAAGAATAGAGAGGTTATACTTGGCGACTTACCTTGGCGGAAGAAAAGTCCGTTAAGCAGTCATGATCCATGGCTAGGTGCTGATGATGCTCAATTAAGGCACTGGCTGGGGAAATATCACGAATTGAAAGGACAAGGTGTTATTATGGATGCTTTAACATACGTATCACGAAAAAATAGCTTTCATCCTATACATGACTATCTGGAGTCTTTTAAATGGGATGGCGTGGAAAGATTGGACACGCTCTTTATCGACTATCTGGGAGCGAAAGACAGCGACTATGTACGTACAGTTACCAGGAAGATGTTTATGGCAGGCGTAAGGCGCATCTATGAGCCTGGTACCAAGTTTGATAACATCCTTGTGTTGGTTGGTCCGCAAGGCTGCGGGAAAAGCTCCCTTATTGCAAAAATGGGAGGTCCATGGTTCTCCGATTCCTTAAAGAATTTTGATTCAAAGGAAGCTGGGGAATACCTGCAGAGTTCCTGGGTGTTTGAATTTGCAGAGTTAGAAAATATGAAAAAGGCAGAAGTAGAAGAAATAAAGGCTTTTGCTTCCAAAACAACAGATATGTACCGTGTGGCTTATGATAGGGTTGTTTCAGAGTTTCCCCGGAAGTGTATCTTTTTCGGAACGACAAATAACTATGATTTTCTAAAAGACAAGACGGGGAATAGACGATTTTGGCCGGTTACGTTGACCCCAGCTGAAGCGACTAAGAGCGTGTTTTATAAAGACGCCGATACGCCCTATTTATCAGATGAGGAAATAGGACAGATATGGGCTGAGGCAAAACATTATTGTAAACAAGGTGAAAGTCTTGTACTTCCAGCACTTATTGAAGAAAAAGCGAAAGTTATTCAGGAAGCACATATGGAAGAAAACCCAAGAATCGGACTGATTCAGGAATTTCTAGAAACACCCATCCAGGAAGATTTTATGGACGAGCCGGAATACAGACAGCGTGTTTGTGCAGCGCAGTTATGGGTGGAATGTCTAGGAGGCAAGAAGAATGATATGGAAAACTGGCGGGCAAAAGAGCTTGTGCAGATTATGCGAAACATGCCAGGATGGGAAGAACTTCCAGTAAGAAAGACCTTCAAAGGATACGGAAAACAAACCGCATTTGAACGGAAAGACGGACAGTAAGTCCAAATGCTGCTGTCCAGTCCTGTCCGTGCTGTCCGATAAAATATTTTTAAGCGGACAGCACGGACAGCAAAAAGAGTCTGCTGTCCGTTTCCCTGTCCATTCATAAGTTCAGTCGTATCAAGGAATTAAATGCTATATGGACAGGAGGGACATCGAATTTAGTATTAATTCTATAAATAAAAATAAGTGTTAAATTATAAGGTTAAATTAATTTCATCTGTATACGCGCGTAATCGTGTCCTGCTGTCTAAATAAAATGAGGTGATAATTATGAAAGAAAAACAATTAGAAGATCGACTAAAAAATAAAATTGAACAGTTAGGGGGGCTATGTTTCAAGTGGATATCCCCAGGAAGAAGAGGAGTTCCGGATCGTATCTGCATTTTGCCCAAAGGGCGAACTGTCTTTGTAGAAATGAAAGCTCCTGACGGTGTGCCAAGTCCCTTGCAGCGGAAAAGACTTGACGAGTTACGGGCTAGAGGTCATGAAGCTTATGTTTTGAATACAAAGCAAAAGGTGGATGACTTTATCGATATGGTGAGAGGTGATGATTAATGGAGTTTGTACCCCATCAATACCAGGAGTACGCAATACAAAAAATTATTGATACGCCAGCTGCAGGATTATTCCTGGACATGGGATTAGGAAAGACGGTTATCACCTTAACGGCCTTGGAAGAGTTGAAGAATACGTACTTTGATGCAGGAAAAATATTAGTTATAGCACCGTTACGGGTAGCACAGGATACCTGGAGCCGGGAAACAGAAAAGTGGAATCACCTGCAGCACATTACTATTTCAAAAATTTTAGGTTCCCGGGCACAGAGGGAAAAAGCATTAAAGGCAGAAGCAGATGTTTATGTTATCAATCGAGAAAACGTCCCCTGGCTGGTGAGTATGACCGGCAGTAAGTGGCCTTTCGATACGGTAGTGATTGATGAGCTATCCAGTTTTAAGTCTAGCAAGTCCAAGAGATTCAGAGCATTGCGCCGGGTAAGACCTTTAATGCAACGTATTATAGGGCTGACTGGAACGCCAAGCCCAAATGGTCTGCATGATCTATGGGCACAGCTGTACTTGCTAGATCAAGGAGAACGATTAGGAAAAACCATCACCGGCTATCGAGATAGATATTTTGATCCAGGGAAAAGAGACGGCCACGTAGTCTACGAATGGAAACAGAAAAAAGAAGCCGAATCTCGTGTTTATGACAAAATTTCTGATATCTGTGTCAGTATGAGTGCGAAAGACTGGCTGGATCTCCCGGAGCGAATTGAAAGAATAGTTCCAGTCAATTTATCAGCTTCTACTAGGAAGAAATACGAGAAGTTAGAAAAAGATTTACTGCTGCCTTTTGAGGATAGTGATGTGACGGCTGATACAGCTGCTGTCCTGTCTAATAAACTGTTGCAACTTGCAAATGGGGCGGTTTATGACGAAAACAAAGATGTACAAGAGGTTCATGAGGCAAAACTAGACGCATTAGAAGACTTGATCGAAGCAGCGAACGGCAAAACGATTCTTTGTTTCTATACGTATAAGCATGATCTATCACGGATTCTTGAACGGTTCCCAGAGGCAAAAAAGTTAGAAGGTCCTGAGGATATTGCGAAGTGGAACAAAGGAGAAATACCGCTGCTTTTAACGCATCCAGCTTCAGCTGGCCACGGTCTCAACTTGCAGGATGGAGGCCATAATGTTGTTTGGTTTGGGCTAACTTGGTCACTGGAATTATACCAGCAAGCGAATGCCAGACTAGACCGCCAAGGTCAAAAAGAGCGAGTTGTTATTCATCATTTAGTTGCTGCTGACACGATTGATGAAATAGTGGCAGCGAGATTGGAAGATAAGACAGCCGGACAGGATGCACTGCTAGAAGCTGTTAAGGCACGGATTGAAAATGTAAAAGGTGGGTGAGCGTATGTATGAATGGCTGAAAGACTATCAGAACTTATCCAATGAAATAGACTATCTGGAATATAGGCTACAACGTGAAAAGAGAGAATTGAGGCGATGGGTGCAGGGCGATCTATACGGATTAAAACTCAAAGAGAAGTCAATAGCTTCAGGGTTAGAAGAAAAAATAGCAGAAATTGAGTACGAGCTTGCCTGTAAAATGAACGATCAGTATGATGCAGAAAATTTAATTCGAATGTTTGACGGTCTGGATAACAAGATACTTTTCAAGAAGTATGTAGAGGGCAAAAGCCTTGAAGTTGCTGCAGTAGAATTGAATTATAGCGCCAGCCATATACGCAAAATACACGCTGATATCGTGAAGCGAATCAAGTTTATAGAAATGTATCATTTATGTTCACTCACAAAGTGACTGGTAACTATTGATTATCTGTTTTATAGTGTTAGCATAGGTTTTTGACCTAAATACACATTTTATATCTATGCGTAAAATCAATTATTTAATGTGTAGTATTGACGTTTTGCGTCACCCATATCTTGAGAGGTTGGATCAAATCCAGCCTCTATCCCTTTTTCTGTGGTTATGGTAAAATTTACTTAAACTAGATATGGGGGAGATCTAAAAGTGAATAGTTGCAAGATTTGTGGTGAATCGATTGGAGTGGTTTGGCTGGAAGCAGGAAAACTCGGTGACGGTAATATTGTCTGCAATATTTGTTTAAATAAAGCAAAATTAGGTGTTAAACAAAGGTTTAAGCTTAAAGAACTATCAATAGACGATGTTAAAAAAGGAATAGCCGGCTCTGGGCAAAAGGGTATTGAGTTATTAGATTTCAAAGCTAATCAAAAATTAGGTACAGCAGTACATTTTGATGATACAAATGAAAAATTATTAATTCCAGCATCGCCTTTCGATCCGACTGATTATAATACATTTATAAATTATAAAGACATTAAAAGCTTTGAGTTACTTGAAGATGGTGAAACAGTAACCAGCGGTGGTCTCGGAAGAGCAATAGCCGGAGGTGTGTTATTTGGTCAAACAGGTGCAGTTGTAGGGGCTGTTACTGGAGGAAAGAAGAGCAAAGGCATTTGCACAACTATGAAAATGAAATTAGATTTAGTCAATCCAGATGACAAATACAACGCTAAAATTAGGTATATTACTTTTATTGCTAAGCCAACGAAAAAGAATTCTCAAGAATACTTACAAGCAGTTGAATATGCGCAACAAAGTATATCAAAACTGCAGTTAATATGTGATGAACATAAGCAAGAAGAACAACAAAATACCATAAATGAAACTGAGAAAATACTGGAATATAAAAATCTTCTCGACCAAGGCATTATCACTGAGGAAGAGTTTGCGATAAAGAAAAAGGAATTATTAGGATTATAATAAACCAATCAAGGCATCCACGACGGATGTCTTTTTTATTTGGAGGCGGTGACGATGTAAGATGCAAAACAAACCCCATGCAAACAATTTTTGTGGAGCTAAGACCAGATCCGGTAAATCATGCAAAAACAAGGCTATGCCTAATGGCCGTTGTCGTATGCATGGTGGTAAGTCTACTGGAGCTCCACCCAAGAAAATGAAAAAGAATAAAAACGCTAATAAACATGGCTTATTTGCTAAATACTTGCCTGAAGAAACGCTTCAGATTATGAATGAAGCTACTACATTGGATTCCAAAGAAATACTCTGGATGAATATACAGATGCTTAATGCATCAATCATTCGGGCGCAGATGATTATGGATGTTAAGAATCAGAAGGACACAACAAAAACCCTGAGCCGTGTTAGGAAAGGTGAGAGCACGAATGAGAAGGAATGGGAAGTACAGCATGCCTGGGATAAGCATTCTACCTTTATGGTTTCTCTCAGTCGATCGATGGCTGAACTCCGTAACATGATCAAACAGTATGCTGATATGACTGACGAGGATGATATAAGGTTGCTGGAGATTGATAAGATTAAGGCAACCATAGCTAAGACAAAAGCTGAGACAGAGAAAATCAATAAAGATGATAAAGCTGGTGCTCCGCCAGTTATTAATATCATTGAACCGTCTTGGAGTAAAGATTATGAGTGAAGTCACAAATTTTGACATTGAAAAGGAAGTAAATCCTCACTTTGGTTCTGTATGGTATTCTGATAAGCCGTATAACATTTTAAAAGGTGGACGTAACTCTTTTAAATCATCAGTTATTGCATTGAAATTAGTTCATTTGTTAATCCCCTATATCTTAAAAGGAAAAAAAGCAAATATTGTTATACTCCGTAGAACAGGAACAACAATTCGTGATTCAGTGTTCAACAAATTACAGTGGGCATTTAGCAAGTTTGGTTTTTCTCGTTATCTTAAAATGACAGTTGCACCGTTTAAGATAACAGAAAATTATACAGGGTCAACGGTTTATTTTTATGGATTGGATCAATTCCAGAAGCTTAAATCAAACGATATTGATGACATTATTGCGGTTTGGTATGAAGAGGCAGCAGAATTTGAAAGTCAAGAAGATTTTGACCAGACTAACGTAACATTTATGAGACAAAAACATGAACTAGCTCCGTTTGTTCAATTCTTTTGGAGCTATAACCCACCTAGAAATCCATATAGTTGGATTAATGAATGGGCTGACCAGATGAGAGGTGAAGAAGATTACTTGGTACATGAATCTAGTTATCTGGATGACAGACTAGGTTTTGTTACGCCTCAAATGCTTAAAGACATCGAGCGAATTAAGAGAAATGATTATGACTACTATCGATATTTATATCTTGGTGAACCTGTAGGACTTGGGACAAACGTATACAATATGAATCTATTTAAGCCTTTGAGTAAGTTGCCAAGTGATGATAGGGTTATAGCACTTTTTTACTCTGCGGACACCGGACACAGCGTTTCTGCAACGTCTGTTGGATGCTATGGACTGACCGCTAAGCGTAAAGTCATCCGGCTCAATGGTTATTACTACAGCCCAGCTGGTCAGGTTAATAAAAAGGCTCCTAGTGAGTTGTCGAAGGATATATATGAGTTTATTAAGGCAACAGCTTCACAGTTTAAAGGTGCCAGAATCCGCAAACGTACCATTGATAGTGCAGAGGGCGCTTTGAGAAACCAATACTATAAAGACCATGGACAGCACTGGATGCCAGTCAATAAGCTTAAAAAAGTAAATATGGTAGATTACGTACACGACCTGTTAGCTCAAGGTCGTTTTTATTATCTTGAAAATCCTATACCTACAAGACTTGAACACTGTGATAGCAATGATATTTTCATCGAGGAGCATAAAAAGTACAGATGGGAAGAAAAAAAGAAAAAGAAACCGCTAGATAGTGATAATCCTCAAGTTGTCAAAGAGGATGACCATACATGTGATGAATTTCAATACTTCTGCGTGGATAATGCCAGAGACTTAAAACTCAAGCTTTAGGAGGTGATGGCTTGAACATTATTGATATGGTTAAAAGTTGGTTTAAGAGAGGAGGTTATGCATTGACTGGACAGACTTTACAAACGATTAATGACCATGAAAAGATTAATATTGATCCGGCAGAACTGGCTAGGATTGAACGTAATTTTAACGAATACAAAGGCAGTTATCCGAAGGTTGAATACTTCAATTCCTACGGAGAAAAAAGAAAACGCGATTACATGACGTTGAATATGGTCAAATTGACATCTGAATTATTATCCGGGCTTGTGTTTAACGAGCAGTGCGACGTAACAGTGTCCGATGAGTCAGACGAAAACAAGACAAATACCTATAAGTCGGCAGATGACTTTATTGGCAGAACCTTTGAGCATAATGATTTCAAGAAAAACTTTATGCGTTATCTTGACCCGATGTTTGCAGCTGGCGGGTTAACTGTAAGACCGTATGCAAATGCTGAAACCGGAGAAATTGAATACTCCTGGGCTTTGGCTAATGCTTTTTATCCACTACGAACAAGCACCAACGGTATATCAGAAGGTGTGATGAAGTCTGTCACTACTAAAATTATTGGCGGTGAGGAGATATATTACACGCTGCTTGAGTTTCACGAATGGGAGAAGGATATTTATATCATCACCAATGAGCTGTATAAATCTGAGAATAGAGGTGAGATTGGTAAACGAATTCCTTTAGCTGATTTGTATCCTGATTTGCAGGAAGAAACTAAGATTGTAGGCTTAACACGCCCTCTCTTTAATTATGTAAAACCAGCCGGATTTAACAATATCAATCCGCACAGTCCGCTTGGTCTTGGTTTAACCGACAATTGCAAGCCTACCCTTAAACAGATTAACGATACATGGGATCAATTTAATTGGGAGGTGCAGATGGGGCAGCGCACTGTCTTTGTCAGTGATTATATGCTAAACACAATGGAGACGGAGGATGGCAGGCCACCTATTCAAGTATTCGATCCTGACACCAACGTATATAAGTCCATGCAGATGGCTAATGATACTGATTTGATTAAAGATGTCACTATTGACATTCGGACTGAACAATACACGGAAGCTATTAATCAGTCACTTAAAACGTTAGAGATGCAGCTGCAACTGTCTGTTGGCACATTTTCGTTTGACGGTCGATCCGTTAAGACTGCAACTGAGATTGTCAGCGAGAACAGCTTGACTTACCGTACCAGGAACAACCACGTCAACGAGGTTGAGAAGTTTATCAAAGGTTTGATTGTCTCTACGCTTGAACTTGCTAAGGCGTTTAATCTTTTTGATGGAGAAATACCTACATTCGACAACATAGGAGTTGATTTTGATGATGGAGTATTTCAAGACAAAGGGCAGCAGCTACGGCATTATGGTCAAGCAAAAACTTTTGGGATTATTCCCACCGTAGAGGTAATCAAGCGAGTATTTGATGTTCCGCAAAAAACAGCTGAAGATTGGCTGAAACAGATCCAGGAAGAACAGTTGATGTTAGAGCCATCTGAGTTACAGACCAGAGCAGCTAAAACGATGTTTGGTGATGAGGAGTGATTGTGTGAAGGTGTATATCCTATATGAACATGATTTACTGGTTTCTGCCTGGACTCCAACCGTTCATAGTATTTTTCTAAAGGAACTAGCTGCCAAAAAGGAAATGGAAAGATTAAATACAAAAGGCGAGTACAGATATTCAGTTACAGAGAAATCGGTGATTAAATGAATTATAAAAAGCCTAAAGTTACTCCACACCAACTCGATTTATGGAGTTCTAACATGTCCAGTCTTTATAACAGCTTAGAAGGTGAAATAATACGTATCATCATCAAACGCCTTAAAAATGGATCAGATGACATCACCATGTGGCAGGCGCAAAAGCTTCAAGAATTGCGTTTATTCAACAATGAGGTCACTAAACAGCTATCGAAGGTCACAGGAGTCGCAGAAACTCAAATACGCAACATGTTTGAAACTGCTGGCAAGGATATCGTTCAAGATATTGACAGAGCAATGCCATATGAAACCAAACCAATGCCGAACAACCTTGACAACACCATGAGAGCTTATCACAACCAATCCTGGAGTGAGATTGATAATTACGTTAATCAGACACTTATCACCACTCATTATGGCGTAGGACAAGCGCAGAGAACATATACACAAGTGTTAAATCAAACAAGCGCAGCGTTTAATACAGGATTATATACCTTTGACCAATCGCTTGAACGTGCTGTTACTGAATTGGCTCAGAGAGGTATCGGTTCTGGCATGATTGACCGCGGTGGTCATAGATGGTCATTAGAGGGCTATACACGAACCGTTTTAAAGTCTACTCTTTCTAATACCTATGACGAAGTGCGCAAAGAGCGTATGGCTGATTATGACGTTCATACGGTTGTTGTCACAAGCCATGCAGGAGCTAGGGAAGCGTGCTCTATCATACAGGGAAATGTCGTAGATTTGCGTCCTGTCAATGAGATACCAGCTGATAGTGAATATCTATCAATCTATGATCCATACTGGGAAGCTTACTTTGGTTCTCCTGGTGGTCATCGTGGAGTTAACTGCCGGCATATTCATATTCCGTTTATTCCAGGCGTAAATACCAATAATCAGCCTAAATTTGATAATGAGCTGAATGAAAAAGTTGCTAAAGCTAGGGATACACAGCGTCGTATCGAAAGGGAGATTGTCAAATATAAGAAAAATCTCATGGTAGCCGAGGAACTTGGCAGCGATAAAGCTACTCACTGGAAACAGATGGTTAGCAAGCGTCAGAAAGCTATGCGTGACCATTTGTCAAAAAACGGTGAGTATTTAAGCCGGAATTATCGAAGGGAAAAAGTCTATACGCCTTTAGATACATTGGTTAAGGATTTTGATTATAAAGCAGGATAGGGGCTGATATTTGATGTTGCCAGATAAAGATACACTTATGAACTACGGTGAGAGTATCCAGCAAAAATTAGCAAGCACTGATAAATTGGATAAAACCACTAAGGATAAACTTAAAAAGAAGCTAAACATTAAGTCTCCATCTAAAGACGGACCAATGTTACTCGGTATGACAGGCATATATGATTCATTGTTGAAAGGGTTTGAAAACAACGATCAAGAAAGGAAGTGATCCATTATCTCCTAGCTACAGGTAGTAGCCTTTGTAAATGATGGAAGGGTGATGAGTTGAAACCAATTAAATTCACTGAAAAGAAAGCGGAAAAAGAGGGGAAAGTCACTCCTCATTACATTGCTCATGAATTACTGGATGCGATTGAGCAAGGTGATGTTAAACAGATTGTATGTATTACACGTAATTCGAATGATGAAATTATTATTTCCTACAGCGATATGTTACAGACGGCAAGTGTGGGTTTATTGGAGTGCGGAAAGCAATTAATAATGAACGACATGTTCGATTTATAAACTTGTCTTTAGCCAATAGACGTTAAACAAGGCTTTTAATTATGTCTTTTTTCGTAGCTACTGCGTTAAATAGCTATCCTGTCGTGGTCACACCACGTAAAAATAAATGTAGGGAGAGATTATAGATGGAAAGAAAGTTTTTAGAAGGATTGGGTCTTGAGAAAGAAGCGATTGATAAAATCATGGTTGAACACGGTAAGTCAACAAATGACTACAAAGAAAAGGCTGCTAAGGTAGAAGGTCTTGAAAGTCAGATTACCGACTACAAGCAGAAGCTGGATAATCGTGACAATCAGCTGAAAGAATTAAAAAGGGTTGATGCTGATGCATTGCAAAAGAAAATTGATGAGCTACAAGAAACCAATGAGAACGATAAGAAAGCTTATCAAGAAAAGCTCGACAAACAGGCATTTGATTTTGCTTTAGATAAAGCATTATCTGGTGCTAAAGCAAAGAGCGCGAAGGCGGTTAGACCTTTTCTTGATATCGAAAATCTGAAACTGGATGGTGAAAAGATCATTGGGCTGGATGAGCAATTAGAGGCAGTAAAAGAAAAGGAAGCATATTTGTTTGAATCAGATCAACAGACAAAAACACCGACAATCGTCAATCCAGGTAACCCGAATGGCGGTGGTGGCAATACACCGAAAAACATTGCTGATATGACTTATCAAGAGCTGGCAGAATTAAAAACCAATAATCCTGCCCAGTTCGAACAATTAACTAAAAATTAGTAAAGGATGATGAAACATGCCAGATTTAACAAGATTACAGAATTTAATTGATCCAGAGGTAATGGCTGCAATGATTTCAGCACAGTTGCCTAAAGCTATCAAATTTAGCGGCATTGCGCCAGTCGATAACGTTTTAGAAGGGCAACCGGGGTCAACTATCACAGTGCCTAAATATCGTTATATTGGTGACGCTGAGGATGTGGCAGAAGGAGAAGCAATCCAGTACGAACAACTTGAAACAGACACTGATCAGTATACCATCAAAAAGGCTGGTCGAGGTGTAAAATTGACGGATGAATCCGTGCTATCCGGTTATGGTGACCCTGTGGGTGAAGCGCAGCGTCAGATTCGCATGGCTATCGCTTCTAAAATCGATAATGACATCGTGGAGACAGCACTAACCGCACCGTTAGCAGTTAATCATGACATTGATTTAGATTTAATTGACACACTTGAAAACGCCTTTGTGGACGCTCCTGATAACTTTGAGGATGTTGATACACAAGGCGTTTTATTCTTGTCCTATAAAGATGCAGCTAAATTACGTAAGGAAGCAGCACAGAACTGGACACGTGCATCTGATTTAGGTGACAGAATCCTAATTACTGGAGCGTTTGGCGAATTGTTAGGATGGGAAATTGTGAGGTCCATGAAGATTGAAGAAGGTCACGGTTTCGCCGTAAAAGCAGGTGCATTACGCACTTACACTAAGCGCGGTCTATTAGCTGAAAGTGGTCGAGATATGGACCATAAATTGACTAAATTCAACGCTGACCAACACTACGCCGTAGCTCTGGTTGACGAATCTAAAATTGTCCGCATCGAGCCTATTGATGTTGAGAATGTTTCTTTATCTCCTAAGACATCCAACGCTGAGGTTGGTACATCTGGCAACCGTCAATTAAACGCAACTGTAACGCCATACGATGCATCAAATAAGGCTGTATCATATGAAATTAGCCCGGATGCAGAGGGTTTGACGGTTAGTGGTAATGGTCGAGTGTCATGGGATGAAAACACACCAGCAGGCACTTATACAACCACTGTAACTACATCTGATGGGGGTTATACAGACACTCATGTACTGACGTTGACAGAACCTGAACCAGAGCCGGATCCAGAAGAAGGTGAATAAGCATGGCTTATTTAACATTTGATGAATTTAAGGGGCTAACAAGCAAAGATATAGGTGATGAGGCATTTAATGCTTTATTGCCTAAAGCCTCTGCTATCTTGGATAATAACACAAATCATTTCTATGCTCGTGTTGATATCAAAAAGGATAATACCTGGCGTGTCGATAAATTTAAAGAGGCTCTTGTGGCTCAAATTGAGTATTTCCATGTGTTGGGAGCTACGTCATACGAGGAGATCAATAATAGTCCTCAATCGTTTTCTGCTGGTCGTACGAACGTTACTAATCCAAGCCGATACAGTTCAACAGGTCAAAATGAGACAAAGCCTTTAGTTGCCGAGGATGTATTTATTTATCTTGAAGGTACTGGATTATTAAATAGGTCGGTAGGTGTTGCACATGGTAATGCCTAAACCACCTAAATCCTTTTGTATTGATTCATTCGACTATTACGAATTCGTAAGTGATGACTGGAGTACAGGCCCTATTTATAAAGAACCTGTCGAAATTGAACATTGTCGGATTGACCGAGGTGCTGAATACAGCCAATCATCATCAGGTAAGCAGCTGCTGTATAACGCGGTTGTTTTTTGCTTTGGTGGTGTAACAGACCCAATGCCTGAGTTTAAGACTCAATCCAAGATTCGTTTTGACGGACAAGATCACATCTTAACTAAGGTGATAACGAATTATGAGGCTTATGATAATGTCATTTATTCATACGAGCTGGAAGTGGTCTGATGGTACAAATAACTATCAATTTAGATGGCGCAAAACGTAAAATGAGCCAGCAAAGCAGACAGCAGGGACAGTATGCGCTTGCTAATCAAGCTATGGCAGACATGAATCCGTTTGTACCGATGAAAGAAGGTATTTTAAGACAGACAGCCACAATCGACATCGACGGCGGAGGAGTGAACTACAACACGCCTTATGCAGCCGAAATGTTTTATATGTACAAATTTAATTATACAACGCCTGGAACGGGTCCAAGATGGGATAACAAAGCAAGTGCTATCCATATGAAAGACTGGATAAACGCATTTATAAAGGGGGCTCAGTGGTAATGGATTTTTTAGATAGATTAGTAGATAAGGTAAATGAAATTGATGGGCTCCCTATTAGATGTGAGCCAGGTTATTTAGGTGAGGCTGAATCATTTGTTGTTTATCCTATACCAGGTTCGAGGGTTGTAAATGAGTATTTTAGCGGTGTAAAAGATCAGCAGCTGAATTATGAATTTGCTATGAAATCAAAGGTGCCAGGGAATATCCATAGTACGTTATGGGTTGTACAAAATGCCCTTGAACAGATTGACAACATCGAAAGTAACGATGGAAGTTTTGAATTTGATGAATTAATTATTACCAACAAACCATTTATTAATCAGGCTGATAGTCAAGGATGGTTTGTTTTTTTATTAGATATACAAGCAAAAATAACAACTTTTAAGGAGTGATTTACAGATGGGTAGAAATAAAAACGCCTTACGCGGGCACTTTATCCAAGCTTACGAAAGAGGAGAAAATGAGCCAGGAGAAGAATGGTTGGAACTAGCTGACTGGATTACTGATATTTCAGATGATACGCAAGAAGGTACGGAAGAGGTGGCTTATTACAGTGGCGATGGAACACCAGAAAATGAAGTTGTTTCCGTTGCATTAGCTTATAATGTAGAAGGAACCTATGATTCAGAAGATCCTGCAATGGCACTTGTAGAAGGTTTGCGGTTGAAAACTGGTATTGGACGTAAAGTGTGGCACAAGGTAGAAACAGCTGATGGCAAAAAAGCATATACAGGTGTTGCAACTGTTTCAGCTATTGTAGCTGGTTCTGGGGCAGCATCAGATTATGAAGCATTTAGCTGTAATATTCGATTTGATCGTATTCCTGAAGAAACAGAATTAGATAATGGTGACGGTGGGTCGGGGGAGTAGATAGCCCCGAGGTTGTATCAGTCAACCCAACGACAAGCGGGGCGACAATAGGTTTAGAGTAAGAGGGGCTGAGGCTCCTCTTTTTTATTATAAGGAGTGATATTACATGTCAGGTATTCAAATAGATATCCAGCGGACAGGGTTTCCGGTAAAAGTCGGGGAAATTGAGTTGTGGTTTGATTCTTCTCATGAAAACTTAGTAAACTTTTTCAAATTAGCTGAGCATATACAGGAAGAATCAGAGAAAAGTATCGAAGAAATGAAAAATATTGAAATGCCAGAGGATTATTTGAATGATTTACCCGGAGCTCACCAGAAAGGCATGAAATTTATTGAACATCAAAAAAAGCAAACAGCTATCGAGTATGACTTGATGTTTGGTAAAGGCACCTTTAAAAAATTATACGCAAAGTATCCGGATTATGTTTCATTGCAAAACGCTCTCAGGGCAATCAATGAAGCGATTCAGAATAGAATTGTACAGCAAGAGGAAGAAAGGGCGAAAGCTATCGAAACCGAGACAGAAGAAATTTTGAGGAATAAAGCCAAGAAACAAGCTAAAAAGAAGTAGGTGATTAAATGCGGTTGAACACCCCTTTAGTCACCTCTTTTACATTTGAAGGCATTGAATATGAGCTTGATATGGCTTTTGATAATATTCTTGATATTTTTGATCAGATGGAAAATCAGTTTTTGCGGGATCATGAAAAGATATTAAGATGCTTGCGGTTACTACTTGATAACCAAGAATTGCCTCATTCATGGCAATCCAGAATCGAACTCTGGAATTACATTTATGAAAATTTCATCGTTTTCAAGGAAAAGGAACTTGTTGTATATGACAGAAAAGGTAATAAAGTTCCTCTACCTAAAGAGGGTGATGAAGATAACAAAAGGTATATTGACTTAGAACAGGACGCAGAGTACATTTATGCGTCTTTTTTGCAGGCTTATGATATTGACCTCTTTAAGCAGCAAGGCATCATGCACTGGCACACTTTTAAAGCACTGCTGAATGCCTTGCCATCCGACACAATTATGCAGAGAATCATCCAAATTAGATTGTGGGAGCCGTCAAAACACGACACACCTAAGTACAAAAAGGAAATGGAAAAGCTCCAAAGGTTACACGCAATCCATGACAAAGACAGGGAGGAGGTGGACTAATTGGCTGATGGATCTATTAAAATATCAATCGAAGTTGATGGTAAACAGGTGGATGTTGCTGCAAAGCAATTGGATAACCTGGAGGCATCCGGTAATCGCTCTGGTAAAGGTATTAAGGCGGCTGAGGATAGCCTTGATAGCTTATCCGATGCTAGTGGTAAAGCAGGATCAAATGTAAAAGGTGCTGGAGACTCCATTGAAGGACTTGGTGAGAGTGGTTCAAAAGCCGGGCAAGGTTTAAAAGGCGCTGAGGGCGCAATTGACGGAGTGGCTGACAGTTCGACTCAGGCGGCGTCGAGTGTTAAAGGCGCCGGTGATACCATCGAGAGTTTAGGCTCCAGTGGTGATAGTGCCAGCAAAGGCCTGCAAGGTGTCGATGGTGCATTGGATGGGGTAGCTGATAGTAGCGCCCAGGCCAGTGACTCGGTCCGCGGTGCATCTGATGCAATGGCTGATGTAGATGGTAAAACAAATCAAGCATCTGGGTCTATTAAAACATTTGCTGCATCTATTGGATTGGTCGCTATAGCCGCCAAAGCATTTGACGCCATGAGAGCATCTGTAGATCAAGCCATTGGCCGATTTGACACCTTAAACGCATTTCCTAAGGTCCTGCAGGCTCTTGGTGTATCGGCAGAGGACTCCGAGGCTGCTATGGCTAAATTGTCTGATGGAATCGACGGACTACCAACAAAACTAAATGATATAGCTGCGACAGCTCAGCGTATGTATACATCTTTCGGCGATATGGACAAAGCTGCAGATACTGCCCTTGCATTAAATAATGCTTTGCTTGGATCAGGTGCAAGTGCTGATCAGGCTAAACGTGGTACTGATCAGTATATAAAATCATTACAAACTGGCGAAATTACAATGGATACGTGGAATACTCTATCCGAGACTATGGATGTGGGCTTGGTTAAGTTGGCTGAAGCTTTCGGTTATACCGGAAAAAGCGCCAAAGATGATTTATATAATGCACTTAAAGATGGCACCATAACATTGGATGAATTTAACGAAAAACTCATTGAGGTTGGTACAGGTACCGGTATCATGGCTGAACTGGCTAGAGAGAATAGCTTAGGGTTAGCAACGTCTTTTGGTAACTTACGTAACGCAATAGCCAATGGCGTTGCCAAAATCATTGAGGCATTTAACAACCTTTCCATTGCTGTTACAGGCAAGGATATAGCGCAAAATATTGATAGCATGAAGGTTGTTGTTAATGAAGCCTTTAATCTCATGAAATCTACCATAGAAGCCACTACACCTGTTTTTAAAGTATTCGGTGAGGTTGTAAAAACAGCGATAGCTGTTATTAAACCATTAACTCCTGCAATTTTAGGTATGGTTACAGCGTTTACTGCATTAATGATTATTAATAAAGTTGTGAGTGCAATAAATGCATCGAATGCAGCATTAGCGGCTGCGAAACTATCGTCCCAAGGATTAACTCTAGCCACAAAAGGACAAATGGTTGCACAAATTGGGTCTACAGCAGCTACTAAAGCTGATACTGTCGCAAAAGCTGCTAATCTAGGAATGATAAGTGCGAGCTCGTTAGCAATCGGGGTGATGACTGGACGAATTAGATTAGCTATTGCTGCTAAGATAGCTTTTGCCGCGGCATCAAGAATGTTAGGTACTACTCTAGGTGTAATGGCAGGACCTGTAGGATGGATAACACTTGCTATCGGCGGCTTAATTGGTGCGGCTATCGGAATTGTTAAATGGTTTAATCGAAGTACTGAAGAAGGAGAGCGTTTAAAAGAAGAAACCGAAGCTTTAGGCGAATCTACAGACTCGTTGGTTGAATCTATGAATCAGAGCGCAAGCGCCTATAAAGATAGAATTAATGACATTGAAGCCACTAGAGAAGCTAACACTGAACTGGTTCAAACGGTCGAGAAACTCGCTGATAAAGAAAACAAATCGGCTGAAGATAAGCGTAATTTAAGTGCGGCAGTATCTCAATTAAATGGTGAAGTTGAAGGATTGAATGTATCTTACAATGAAGAAGCGGACATGTTAAGCGAATCCACTGAAAAGATGCAGGCTCGTATTGACTTGATGGCAGAGCAAGATAAAGCCAACGCTGCGCAAGAACGTTTAACTGAAATTTTAAAAGAGCAACAAGAAATTGAACTACAACTTGATGAAGTTACAGCTTTACGAAAGGATTGGAACCGTAAATTAAATGATAGCACCGTAACCAGTAGAGAGCACAAAAAAGCTGTTGAAGAATTAGATGAGCAGGAGCAGGCTTTGAAAGATACAAACGAGCAGCTCGGTATCCAATATGATACTACAAAAGAAACAATGGTTGAATCCAGTCAAAACGCTAGAGACATCATTACAGATAATAATCATGATATTATCGTATCTTATGAAGATTTGGAAGGTGCCGCAAAAGAAGCATTTGACTCTTTGGCTGATAAGTACAGCGAGTTAAAAGATGCTGCCACTGATGCGTTTAACGAAATTGAATCCGAAACAGAACACACTATGGATTCAATGATTGAAACCATGCAGCACAACCAAGAAATGGTTGAACAATGGGGAGAAAACCAAGCTAAATTAATGGAATGGGCTGGTGAAAATAGTTATGAAAGTTTCATTCCATTTATTGAGGATATGGGAATCGATCAGGCTGCTGTGTTACAAGAAATGGTCGATGATTTAGACGAAACCAATGGGACCAGTGGAGAGAAATTGTCTGAGTTGGCAGAAACCTATCAAGAAGGCGGGGATTTATCCGCTAACGCTCTGAAAGAAGCTTTAGGAGATGGGTTTGAGGAAGTTATTGATCTGATGTCTACGTTAGTAGAGAGAATGGAAACCACACTTCGGGTGCTTATTAATGAAGCTGATTGGGAGGAGTATGGGCTAACAGTAGGAAAAGAAACAGCAAGCGGTGTTGACGAAAGTGCCGAAGTAGTAGAAGAATCCATGAGAATTATGGGTGAAAGAGGGACGACAGCGCTCGATTTAGTTTTAGGTACCTATGATTTTGCAGAAAAAGGGGAAGAGATACCGACAGATATGTCCGGCGGTATGGAAACTGGATCACCTTATGTGAAGGCTGCCTCTGAAATGCTAGGCAGAGAAGCAATCGATCCAATGACAACAGAGATTGATAATGCCGACATTGAAGGAACTGGTGATGATATATCTGTCAGGTTGTCTGGCAGTATTAATCACGGAAAACCGTCCGTCGCATGGGCTTCAGGAGAAATTGGTAAGGCTCCCGGAGAAGAAATATCCTCTGAAATCGATGCTACGCCGTTTGAAACCATTGGAGGGAGTGCGTCAACAAGAACAGGGGAAGGTATCACTACAAACAAAGGTGATGCGACAGGAGCGGCAAATAACTTAACAAATGACGTGAAATCCGAGTTCGCCAACGGTTTTGAAAGTTCGATTTATGTTAATTATGGTAATAATACAGGTAGCGGCACAGGAACAGGTATTGACGGTAGTGCAGGCATAGCTACAAGTGCTGCAAGTAGATTAGCTAGCGATGTAGTTAGTACCACAAGCAGTGGCCTTCCACTGTCTGCTTTTGAAGGCATCGGGCGTAATGTTGGACAAGGGGCTGCCAACGGCATTAACGGTGCAGCTGGTTTGGCTATTGCCGCCGCTGAAACGATGGCAGGAGCTGTCCAGAGAGCTGCAGAGTCTGTACTTGAAGTCCACAGCCCATCACGTGTATTCTATCGAATTGGTGAGTTTGTCGGATCGGGATTTGATAACGGAATATCCAGCAAAGAGAGCAGCGTAGTCAGTGCAATCGTAGCTATGACGACAGCTATGATCAGCCGGACAAAATCAGGTATGCAAATGCTTGATAACACAACGAAATCCGGTGTAAATAACATGTCTCGTACTATTAATCAATTACCAGTAATAGTACAGTCAGCAATGGCTGCTATGCAAGCTCATTTAAGCGCTGGAGCATCTACCAATCAAAATATAATGTCACGCCTATCTACTAATATGACATCTCCTTTTAATAGTTTGCCTGGCAGGATGTCGTCAATTGGTAGCAGCGCTATGAGCGGCTTAAATGCAGGGCTTAATGGTGGCGCTGGACGTGTTATGTCAACTGCTCGAAATATCGCTAGTCGAGTGGCTTCAACCATGCAAAAAGCTTTGAAAATCAACTCGCCAAGTCATCTTATGAGGGATGACGTAGGACGTTGGGTACCAGCTGGTATTGCCGTTGGTATTGAGGACAACGCCAAATTAGTTTACAGAGCGCTTGATGATTTGGCGGCAGGTATGATTAAGCCTGTTAGTCCAGAGGTTGCATTAGGCACATCTGCAATGGCCTATAATGGATCTGATTCGATGGCACAGGCAGTTCGAAATATTAAGTTTCCGGATCCACCAAGCAATAACCATGCACCAGATGCAGCTGAGAAACAACCAGCTATTATCAATCTATATGTTGGATCTAAACAAGTTGCCAGGGAAATCGTTGACGACATTACTAATCTACAAAACAGGCAGAACAACCGTAAACAATATACTTTGAGAGGTGGGATGGCATGATCTTTAACGGTGAGTCAAAAGATTATATCAGAGTAAAACAAGATTTATTCCGCCCTCCTTCTCCACCGATTGAATTCGATATATTCGATTATCCAAGAGGTGGCAGCAGAGTTAAGAAAAAACGATTCACAAGTCAGACATTGCCTGTCCCTATCCGCATCTATCACCCAGATAAACGGATTGAAGAATTAAAGGAAGAGCTATCAGACTGGCTGATTCATGATGAGCCAAAGAAATTAGGCTTTAAAGATACACCGGATCGTTATTATTTAGCTCATTATGAATCGATGGATTTGAGGGAAAAAGGTCATTTCGCTGATGGTGTGATAAATTTCTTTTTGCTGGATGGGCGCAGGATTGGTGAGGAAAAGACTATCAGTGTTACTACCAGTAATACAAATCACACCGTCACTGGTCAAGATGAAACTCCTTGGGAAATAAACCTTACATTTAGCCGGAACACGATCACCTTTGAATTAGAAACAAATACTGGCCTGTACTTGCTCTTAGGATACGAATTCATCGAAGGTGACAGGTTAAAAATTACGCATGATGGCAGACTCTGTGAGTTGAATGGAAGAGATATTCGTTTCGCAATACGTTTAAAAAGTAATTATGAGCTGCTGCAGCCAGGTAGCTTACGGATCAAGGCCAGCGAACCTTGCACGCTTAAATATGATGAAAGATTTTATTAGGAGGAATATTGATGAGTGAAGATAAAGAACTTTACAAAGCTGGAAATGAGACTGGATTTAAGTTTGATTTACAGAATGGTGATTTAGAATTAAAACATCCTATTGTATGGAAAGGTCATAGTTGTCGTGATGAAGAAGGCAACGAAATCAGTCGCGAGAGGTTTTATGAGTTGAAGGTTGAGAAGTTGGAAGAAAAAGCTGACAGAATCCTTGAGCTATTGGAGAACAAGGACCTGTCCACTTCTTACGAACTGGGTTCTACAGAAAATAAATGGAAAAAACTAACCTAATCATGAAAAATAAACTCAATAGATTTAACTTCTTGAGCTTTAATGGGTTTTGGACCAGCATCGGTGTAAAGGTTAATAAAACCATTAGTGCTTTTAGCTCTTTCAATACCTATAACAGCATTTTGCTTGTTTTCATTAGTTAAATCTTGCGCTCCAAATACGTCGCCGTTCTTCAAATGAACTATTGATTCTATTCTCATATGTATCACCTCCTCTATATTACTATTCGACACAAATAGAGGAAATCCTACCAGAAAGGAGGGTACTAATGGAATTATTTATATTATCCCAGGATGAACAACCGTTAACGGTTATCTCCGAAAATACAGGGCTTGTCGAAACGCATTACCGTATTGAGGTAAACAGCGTACCGACAGAGCCTTTTTCTTTTGCAGTTGAAGCAGATCAGGAAGTCGCTGAGCATATCAAAGAAGAAAACAAGGTGGTTTTTAAAGATCATGAAGGTGACTGGCGCTTGATGACGATAAAAGAAGTGGACGATAGCAACGATATAAATGGTCCAATAACCATAGCAAATTGCTTCCCTACTTTTTTAAATGAGCTTAATGACCATATCATAGTTGAACGTCGTTTTATAGACCAAACAGCAGATGTAGCCTTGACGGCAGCAGTACAAGGGACACGTTGGGAATCTAGTGTTGAAGTCGAACTTGGCAGAGCGACCACCAATTTTTATTATCTATCTGCCGTTGAAGCTATCAGTGAAACCATCAATACATGGGGCGGAGAGTTTAAGGATATTGTAGAACTTGACGAGGAAACGAATGAGTTAAAAGGTTTTTATGTCAAGCTTATCCAACGGCTTGGAACAGAACAGGGACAACGATTTGAAATTGATCAAAATACAACTGAAATTGGTCGTACAGTTCTTAGCTACCCCAAAACGGCTTTATACGGACGTGGTTCCAGCTTAGAAGTTGAGGATGAAGATGGAGAGCATTCAGGTGGCTATACTCGTTATATCGATTTCGGGGATGTTGAATGGCGTACAAGCCGAGGTGATCCAGTCAATAAACCCTTAGGTCAAAAGTGGGTTGGCGACCCGGAAGCTTTAGCTGCATACGGATATGAGGACGGAGATAAGCACCGTTTTGGGATATTTAGCAACCAAGATTACGAAGAGCCGTCTGACTTATTATATGCAACATGGGAAGCACTCCAAAAAGCTAAGAAGCCAGAAGTAAACTACCGTCTATCTGTTGAACTATTCGATGAAAAAGTAAGCCTAGGCGATACATGCCAAGCCATTGACCGCAAGTTTGCCCGTCCTATTGAGATACAAGCTAGAGTAATAGCCCTGGAATACGACTTAATGGACATTGAGGGGACGATGGTTGTTGAGATGGGGCAGTTTTTGGATTTAGGAGACAGCCGTCTTGATGATTTGGAGCGAGAAGTGGAAGGTATTAAAAACCGTCCTCCTAAACAGATAATCGATGAAGGCAGCTACCCTGACCGCAAACCAAGCACGCCAGTCAACCTGGAAGCATACGGCGGTATAGAAGTTATACAACTCTATTGGGATTATGCTGACGAACTGTTTATCAAGCATTATGAGGTCTACGGCAGCCGTACAGAGGACTTTGTACCGGATACGCAACATCTATTATGGCGTGGCGATGTCAGTGCCTTTAGTCACACCGTTGGCACAGATGAAGTCTGGTATTACCGTGTTCGTGCAGTCAACTATCATGGCAGACCGTCAGATTGGTCTGTACAGGTAAGAGCGGCAACGCATCGGGTGTTAACCGAAGATATCATGTGGGGTCCAGAACTTGCTGAACGTATGAGAGAATTGCATAGGATTAGCGATATCATCGGCGAAAATGGTGTTAACTTTGACCAGATATCACAAGAAGCCAAGGACTTAATTAATCAGCAGGCTCGTATCTATACAGATGAGGAAATCAACGCTACTCGTGATGATTTATTAAGGGATATCAGCGAGATATCAGATGATCTGCAATATATCGATGGTCAACTTGTTGATAAGGTCAATGTTGGTGATGTTTACACTATCGCTGACATTGATGGCATGTTTGAAAACACCGTCAGCATAACACGTTATGAGACCGATATGAATGGCGTTGTTCAAAATTTAGAACATCAAGAAAGCCTCATCCAGCAGAATGAACGTGAAATTTTAAATCGGGTAACTGAAACAGTTTTTAATAATGAAACCGGGTATTTAAGGGAGTCTCTTGCTGATGTGGTAATACAAGCAGATAGGATAGAGCAGACTGTTAGTAACATCCAAATTGGTGGTCGTAATCTCATCGTTAACAGTAAAGGCGATACTTTAACCGCATGGTTTCCATGGGGAAGTAATTTAGCTGATATCACTGATTTTCTAGGACATCAATGGATTTGGGTACGTAGAACTTCGGCAAACAACCAAGTCGGCATAAGAACACCTACTTTTGATATGAAAGCTGACAAAACTTATATTTGCAGTTTTATAATCCGGAGTAGAAGCAACAGTGGATATGATTTAAACTATCTTTATTTACAGCAAAGCGATGGTTCTTTAACAACTGTTAAGAGATTGCCCGATGTAAGTATGCGAACCGATTCGGGATTTGAAGGTAGTATTGAAGGCGATGGTTTACGTGTATGGTTCACCTTTAGCCATAATGAAGATGTCGCAAATGCAAGGTTATTACTTGCTATAAATGGCAGACCAGATGGCGCTGGATTTGTATTACGTGAGGTAATGATATCCGAAGGTAATATGCTAATGGATTGGTCTCCGGCACCTGAAGAAATGGACAGTCGAATGACCATCGCTGAATCGAATATAACGCAATTAGCAGATGATATCTCGCTAAAAGTAAATGTGGATGAAATTGTATCTGAAATTAACCTAAACCGTGAAGGCATCCGTTTATCCGGAGCATTAATCCATCTAAACGGATTATCTCTTATCGATGAAGCTATTATACAGAATGCTCATATAGCCGATGGCACAATCGAGCGAGGCAAATTAGTACGAGCCATCATAGGCACAGCACAGATAGATGATTTAGCTGTTACAAGCGCAAAAATAGCAAGTGTTAATGCAGATAAGATTAACGCAGCAAGTTTATCGGCGATTAGTAGTAATATTGGTATTGCTACAACCGGCATCTTAAGAAGTAGCAACAATAACATTGAGTTTAATTTAAATACAGGTACGTTTGATGTTTATTCTAGTGCATCTATCCGGTTCCACGGAACCGGCGGAGGAATGAAACGTATACAAGGCGGGAGACAGGCATTTGTGTCGTATGCAATTAGTAGTGGTCATTCATCACCGATGGTTAGTATTGGGGCTGTGAGTGGATCCGGAACAGTAAATGTTAACGACACATCATTCAGGGGGATACGACTGCACGCAGATAATGTCAGTCACACCAACGATTTAATCAATGACACCTGGACATTTAGTAGACGGATAGATCAATCAATGGGGTCAATTGTTGTAGATTTGAGTGCTGGCACTAAAGGGATTGTTCCGCAGTATACAAGTAACCATAATTATAATTTAGGATCACCTAGCAACGGTTTCAATTATCTTTATTTAAGAGATAGACTCGTGGTTGATCGCAATCTTACCATTCAAAACAACTACGACAGCCTACAGGGTTGGAGACTGGAAACTGTTTATACAGATGGCAATACACGTATGAGACTCGTCGGGCTAAATGCAGGTAGTTATTGGGCTAACCCTAGATATTATGACCTTGGTGGAGCGAATAGCCCATTTAGCTATGGGTTTATAAATCAGTTACGCGGTAATTTTATTGGTTCATCTTCGAATCCTTTCAGCGGCGTGTACACTGGATTTGTTGTTGAAGGGTCTGATATTAGTATTAAAGAAAACATAAAAGGCAATACACTTGGACTTAATTTTATTAAAGATATACGAACAGTGGACTTTAAGATGATCGGGAACGATATTTACAAAGTAGGAGTAATAGCGCAAGAACTACTGCAAACCTTAAATAACCATGGTGTAACAGTGAATGAACAAAGTATTGTTGATGTTGGAGATGTTTTGGGGGTGTCTTACACTCAGCTCATTGCCCCAACTATCAAAGCTGTTCAAGAGTTGGATTGGAAACTGGAAGAAGAAATCAACTGGCAGCGTATTGAGTACCAGATATTGAAAAACAAAGTTACCAAACTGGAAGCAGAAGTTCAAGAATTAAAGGAGATGGTAGCATGACAATTAAACTACAGAACAAGGACTTACGAAACGCGGCAGACTTTTTACAAAATACAGTATCCGTAAAAGGTAAGAAAAACGTACACCGTATGCGCATTGTTAAAGCTTTGACTGAAAAGGATAAAGAAGTCCGCGAAGAAGAGGTGAGTCTTTTAAAGGACTATGCAAAATTAGACGATGAAGGTGAAATTGTCTTTTTGGACAACGGACAGCCAATTATTAAGGAAAAGAAGGAATTTAATAAAGCTCATAAGGATTTGTTTGAGGAAGAGTTTGTGCTTGTTGACAAAAACCTTGAATCAGCTCTTAAAACAGTTGAAAAGCTAGTGAATGATTTTGATAAAGAGCTATCCGGGCAGCAGGCGGAAGCACATTATATTTTAGCAGAAGCCTTTGAAAATAATAAAGAAGGAGAGGGTACAGATGATGAATAATTATGAATTTGAATGTGACGGCACCACTCGTTTTATTGAGGTAGACGGCGAACAGCAGATACTTGTAAGGTTTACAGCCCGAGAGCCGAGAGAAATGCGGGAAAGCCAGGAAAACATCAATTTAAATGGTAATGTAGCACTTCCTGCAATGGAATTCTTTCAGGCTGGTCTCGACGGTAATTTATCTGATGTTGTTAGAGATACTGTTCTCGATAAGCTAACAGCTAGGGAAGATGATAGAGAACAGGAAGAAGAGGAAGAAAACGCTGAATAAGTTTTTTTATGCAGGAATTCCTACCTTTCTGTCGAATTATTAATTTATGTAGATAGAAAGGGGGAAGTTTATGCATTACAATACAAATATAACAGTTCGGGTAAAGAATCATGGGAATATAACAGAGAATGAGTTTAAAAATGAATTTTTAAGTATTACAAGGGGAACTGATTTGTTTATAAAAAACCTAAGTGAAACAGAATCAGAGTTCGTTGAACAGGTCTTACTATGGCACACTATGGATAAAAACACTAATAAATATTCAACGTATATTATGGAGACCAGTGAACTTACACCGATTCAGAAACGAAAAGAATACTATTTAAAAAGGTTCAATAAAGAAAATCAAACTTTAACTTTTGAAGAATCCTATTGAAATATTACTAAAGACATCTCTCATGAGGTGTCTTTTTTCATGCATGAAAAGGTTGTGATATCCAAACTAAAGCCGAATAGGCTTATTTTTTATGGCTAAAAGGGGGTTGATTATGTCAGATGAACAATGGTACTCAAATAAAGATTTACACAAGATTATGATAGAAATGAGTAAGGACTTCACGAGGCTGAGAACAGAGATGGAAGAGACCCGAAAAACCATCAATAAATATAACGGTCTACGTGAAGAAATTGCCAAGGTGCAGAAAGAAATTATCTATATGAAAGCAACAGGAGTAGGCAGAAGTACAACATTAGAGGTCATCCGCAATTGGGGCGGATGGCTTTTTGCGTTGGTTACGTTGGTTGTTTTGCTATTAAATCAATAGGGAGGTTTTATAAATGGATAAAGGTACAGTGGTGAGAACAGTCGCTTTAGTTATTGTTTGGATTAACATGCTGCTATCTAATTATGGGTTGCAGCCCATCCCTGTGGTAAGTGAGGATATTATTGCCGAAATTTTAACTGGAACAGTAACGGTCTGGACATGGTTCAAAAATAACTATGTGACAGCTAAAGGGAAGCAGCAGAAGGATGTTTTACAGAAAAATCAACTGATTAAATAAGTGGCTAGTCCATACGGGCAAGCTGCTTTTTTAATACAAAATAGTATACCAATTTTAAGGAGGAATTTTATTATGGCTAAAATTTATTTAGACCCGGGACACGGTGGAACAGATCCAGGTGCAGTTGCAAATGGCTTACAGGAGAAAAATCTAACATTGTCCATCGCTCTAAAAACCCGAGATTTTCTCAATCGTGATTATGAAGGGCATAGTATTCGTATGAGTAGGACAAGCGACACGACCCGCAGTCTGGCACAGCGTACTAATGATGCAAACAGCTGGGGCGCTGATTACTTTGTTTCCATTCATATTAATGCTGGTGGAGGAACCGGATATGAAGATTATATTTTTAATGGAAGTGTATCCAATAATACTGTAGTGTACCGTGATAGGCTTCACGCAGAAGTTATGAAGCAAGTTGACTTTAACAATCGTGGAAAAAAGCGTGCTAATTTCCATGTGTTGCGTGAAACGAGTATGCCAGCAGTGTTAACAGAGAATGGCTTCATTGATACTGTAGCAGATGCGAATAAACTAAAATCAGATGCTTATCTTAATCGCATTGCCTTAGGACATGCAAACGGGATTGCTCAAGCTCTCGGATTGAGACGAAAATCAGGAGGTGGAAGTGGTCAGGCATATGTTGAGGTTATTACACCGTCCTTATGGACTTATAATACTGCCGATTGGAATGATCGTGCTGTAATCGTAAATCAAGGAGAAGTATTTACAGTAGTTAGAGACAGGTTCCCAGTAGGTAATGGTCACATGTATCAGCTAAAGAGTGGATTGTATATTACTGCTAGTACGCAGTATGTAAGGTATTACACTAGGTAAAAAACAAGCCCTTCACAGAGCGTGAGGGGCTACACTTCATCTTTATGCGATAAATAAAACTCATACAATTTCAATGCATGATCTAATTTCATATTGCCTATTTTGGATTTTCCCGATGCATAATCGCTTAATGTGGTTTGAGCAATACCTGTTTCTTTACTTATTTTATAGTTAGAAACTTCCTCACTCTCCAGTAAGTTTTTAATATTTTCTTTCATGTCCAACAGTTAACCCTCCTTATCCATTATTTCTTTTTATTTTGCATAACAACGATTATTAACACTGCTAATGAAGTGATAAATGATGCTGTAGCCATAATTAGTGTCATATTGAAAACCTCCCCATAATATTTTATAATGGAGGAAAGGAGCTGTAACTCCTTTCCGTTGTTGATTACTTCTTATCCTTGTCTTTCGACTTGGAAAGCTTGTAAGCAACGATGGCTGTTACTAGTGAGGCACTTGCTGTGATGAGAGCGGCTAGTGCCTCTGCTATTTTGCTTATTCCTTCAATCATATTATCACCTCCCCTTAACTTTCTATCTTAATTATACTACGAATGTCCGTAGTAGTCAATGCTTTTTAGCAAAGTTTTTAATCTTTTTTGTCATTAATAACACCCGCAAAAGCAGGTGCTTATGATATAATATATTTGGTGTAAGGGAATTTCTCTTATTTTAAAAGGCGCTCTTTGTGGGCGTCTTTTTTCATACCAATTATTTCATGTTTACAATCCGAATGATTTTGCTATAATAAGAACAAACGTTCAGAACAAAAGTTCTCTTTTGGAGGGTGAAAAATGATTAACGATAGAGGAAATAAAAAATGGACGGCAATAATGATCCCTGAACACGTTGCCATGTTGAAAGAAGTCAAAAAAGAGTATTATGCAGTGGAGAAACCAATATTAGACGAACAGCAGATTGAAGAAAACGGATTTAAACTTATGATGGCTCATAAGGATATCCTGCTGATAGAGGTTAAACATTACAAAGATTATGGATTACATCATTGTAAAGGCTATATAGATAGCATCAATTATCAATATAAGTACATTAAATTAGTTAGTAAACTTGGTCACGATAATCTTATCAAGATTAAGTTTGAGGATACTATAAATGTAAGCATATTGTAAAAGAGAGGGGGAGACCTCTCTTTTTTGTTTTGACTGCTCACAACACAAATGCAACACATTCCTGTACCTAAATGTTGATATACCAGTGGCGAAAGGGTCATATTCGACCCCGACCACCGGTATC